AGTTCAGCCAACGCTTTGGCTTGTAATTTCGAAAACTCTTTCATCGATTCATTATCGGAAGCCATTTCATTCATTTTCTCATCATCTTCTGAATCTTCTTCTTGCTCAACTAATTTTTCTTCCTCTCGTATTACTTCTTGATTTAATGCATCTTGCACTTCTTTTGTGTTATATGGGTCAATGATATCATCTTGTATTCCATTCTCCAAAACCCATTGTCTCCTAGCATCTGCATATCCAGAGCAAGAAGGGTCTGTTAATGGATCTAAGCAGGGATCATATTGATAGTTATAAATTACTGTTGCATCTGATACTTTCCCATCCCCCTCAACTGAAATTTCACCATCACCATATCTGCTTCCTAATATTCTTTCTAGGGGCAAAGCCTTTGTTATGGTTGCTCCTGGAAGTTGATTCCAGTTATCAGTATTCTCCATAATATATCCATCGCCTTCAGTATCTTTATTTCTAATATGCACACTACCGTCAGTGTTTGCATCTTTTTCGATTGTGTATCGATAAATTAATCCATTCACTATCAAATTAGTTTCAGAAGGCAACAAGCCAGTCATTGACCATTGCAACCCATTAGCGGCGGCATTATTTGTTTGTCCTGTTATAGTCTCAGAGTAGCAATAAGATGAGTAAAGAGCCAAGACTACCCAAACCCCAAAGAGTCTTTTTAGTTGTTTCATCTAATTCCTCGTTCTTAATTTCTTCTGCTGGCTGCTCGCCCTCATTGGCATTCCAAGCAGCTTTTGCTGCGTCTCCTACCATTCCATCAAATGGGCATGGAGTTCCTGCTTGCATCATAGCCTCAAATATTCTTGGATCCTGACACATCACTGAAACAGCTGCTACTTTCATACCCATATTATAAAGTTGTCTGGCATTCTTCAATTTTTCGCAATTCATATCTCTCACAGTAGCTCCAGCAGAAATACCTAAGATTTGAGTCTGCACAGCACCAGCCACACCAACAGTACAAAGGTCTGAATTAGATGCATTAATTGTAGGAGAAATTGCTGATGGTGGAGGAGAATATACTGTAGTTGTAGAATCGCTATTAGAAGTAACGGTGCTAGTATTCTCTGTCACAATTGGTTCGCTAAAAGCAACGCTTGCAAATAAGATGAACATCATAATCATCATGAATCTAAAAAACATATCTTCGCCCATTATATTATCACAACCCTATTTATATCAATTATAATTTTACGCAGATTGCTTGTTGACCATCAGGGAAGTGTCCAGAAATGCCGGATAATTCAGTTCCGAGAGATTCTCTAGCATAGAAGCATTTAATCATATCTGTATGGGTGCTATGCTTTTCAACATAAGGGTATGTATCATATATGTATACGAATAATAAAACCCACATTATAATTCACTCTCTTTATTGTCCCATGGCTGCATGCCCGAATATGGAGTAAAACTATTTCCAGGAAGAACTAAACAAGACATGCCTCCACCCCAACTCAATACTATAGCATATGATCCGGTTTCTTGATTTACGAACGTTTGCATAGCTCCGGTAAACGTTTTATCTTTTTGTGAGGAAACTGTACCATTGCCGCTAAACAATAGACCTTGTTTCCATGTTTTCATTATTTCATACATATCTGCAGTTGGTGCACAAGGAACTTTCATTAGTATATAATCTGGCTTTTGATTTTCTTGAGAAAATGCTATCGTTCCTACAGCTACGACCAGAAAGAAGCAGTATATAAACGTCGCTAAATAAAGTTTATTCCACATGGTAATATCCTTTCATAAAAAAGAGGAGCTAACCATGGCTCCTCACGTGCGTATTACGGCGCAACCCGAACCACATTCTATATAGGCGAATTAAAAGCTAAATTCCGCACCGATAGTGATTTCTCCCCGCTTTTCAGCAGACCAATCATATGAGGTTTCACCATATAATTCGAGATTTTCCATCAACATTTTATCCAAACGGAAGTTGAATACTGGATCATCAAGAGCTGTATCGGCAACGAATTCGTTGTCGTATACTGACAAAGCAATATCTGCAGTCAAATCAAATCCCGCAAAGACATATCCAATTTCTGGAGTCGCCACAAGAGTAGTTTGCTCTGCATCTACTTTATGTTCTGCCACAGTAGTTGCGCCAAAATGCAATCCTTCAGCGGATGCGAATGATGCAGCCAAGATTGCTGCAGTTGTTAGTAGTACTGTCTTCATTTTTCTCTCCTTAGAATGACATGCCACTTTTCTGTTGCTAGGCAAGTGACCAGCCCCCTGTGTTATGCAGCTAGTGCGTAATCAGATGGTGCAAAGTTATCGTTTGCATTTAGTTTGTTTGACCTAATATCGTCAGTCACCACGGTAAACTCCACTTCACTTTCACACCTGTCGATCCTAGTTCAGCCCCATAAAAAACACACTTACCTAAATGTGTTTATGGTGGAGCTGTGGGGTACTGCCCCCCAGTCCAGTATGTGTTCACGTTGCTTCAACGCCTACAGTTTAATTTATAATAGATTTTGTTAAATATCAAGAACTTTTTTTAATATATAAAAATCGTTGCTAATTAGCAACTATAGAAATTGCTCTAGTTCTGGAGCTTTCCATCCTTCTGGCTTTAACACTTTACCGTCTTCACGTTTGCGCACTTTGCCTGTTTCAGGATCAATCTTAGCAAAGTTTGTATCCATTACTTCTTTCCAAGCACCTTCACCATCCATTTCACCAGCACGAATAGCTCCAATGGTAACTACAAGGATATCTATTAATGCATCTAATTGTTCTACACGATCATTAGCTGCAACAGCTTGCAGTAACTCATCCATTTCCTCATCAATCAAACTCAAATACATCTTATAATTGTCATTGCTAGGTTCTTGGTCACATGCACCTTGAAACTTATCAATGTCATAGAACACATTAGTCATTCATCTTTTCCTTCCAATATTATATTTCGCAACTAAATTCCAATTATCTTTTTCTTTAAATGGTAAAATTTTAATTTGACTTAAAGAAGTCACTGGGTCTTTCGACTTATCTTTCTCAACAAGAGATACCAGACCCCACTCCTCCAATAAGTTGGAGATAGCATTTCTTCTGCCCATATCTTCTTCACTGAAGTTATTGGGTTTACCATCAAGCATAAACAATTCTTTGAAGTGCACGATATAATATCGACCTTGTTTATGCAAAATATGGCATGATTGGTAGATTGTTTTATCTTTTCGAGAAGCGACACCAATACGTGTTAGTGTTTCTCTAATTTTAAGAAAATCGTCTTCATTTACGAGACGGACTTCGATCATTTCATCCAGCATTCCTTCCACCCTTTTCCACCTTTTTTCTTATTATTTTTATTTGGTCGTCGGTGAGAACGGAAAGCGCCTGTCTGGCTTTCATATCATTATAACCATAGAACAATTTAATCACTTCCACGTCACCAGTCTTTTCTTTTTTAGCCCATTTAGCAAATCGCTTTTTTGGTCTGATAGTATTTAGTAGATAGTGAAATTGAAGCTTCTTATCCGTATTGTGGCGAACATTCATTTCATTGGCTTGATACACTGTATCGGCGAAGTTAGATAAAGACCGATTGGTGAGGAAGGGATCATAACCCTTCTCAGCCAACCGATCATTATCAGTGCCACTCATCAAATCTTTTTTAGATTGATTTATAGCATTCACATAGTCAAATGGATTCATTTCCACTCAACCTCTACCATCATTTCAGCAAACATCGCCATCATATTAATTTCATGATCTGCAACGAAAGCTGATTTGTACTGATAGTCAGCGAGAGTAACAACAACTTGAGGGATAGACCGAGCTGAAACATGATCATACATATTATCATATATCTTTCGAAATATGTCTGCTCCATCTCCTTCAATATTTTGTGCTGCCCATTTCCTAACGGTGGTGAAGTCCTTAGCTTTGAGACCATTGATGAGTTCTTTAATTTGAACATCAACAAAATTTGACAAGATACCAGAATCAATTTTTCCAGTACCACTGTATCTCTGCAACTCATTAAGAATTCTTCTGTTGTCTGGGAAATGCTTCTTGACAACTTCAACAACCACCTTTTTATCATATTCAATACTCTCGGTTTCTAGAATATGACACGAACGCTTGAACATCTGCGCAGCCATCTCAGGCTTATCGTCTTTGGACAGACGAAAGTTTATTACTGAGCATCGAGAATGAAGAGGATCGATAATCTTTTTCTCGAAATTACATGTCAGAATAAATCCACAGTTAGAGCTATACTCTTCCATGAAATTACGCAATGCTGGCTGCACAGTTTCAGCGTTTAGATAATCAGCTTCATCAAGTATTACATACTTGCGCCCACCAGCGAGAGACATCGATGAAGCAAAGTTCTTTATTTTCGTTCGGAGAGTGTCGATTAAACGACCCTCATCCGAACCATTGATCACAATATAATCACAACCCAACTCATCAAGCATGGCTTTGGCAATGGTGGTTTTGCCGACTCCAGCACTACCAGTTAACAATAGGTTTGGCACATTTTGTTGATCAACAAACGTTTGGAAAGTCTGCTTTAGACTTTCAGAAAGAATAGTGTCGTTCACAGTTTTGGGTCTATACTTTTCAACCCACAAGAAATCCTCATTCATAATATAATTATCTTTCATTATTTAAAATTATCAGTAGTTTCAGCTTCTGCATTCTTCAGAGCGTCAGTCAATCCTTTCCTCATTGTTGCGACAGGAAGAAGTTCTTCCCCATTAATTGCGCCACGTTTTGCCACTGTGTCTATCATCTGCACCAAAGCTTTGGCAACATCCGAACTTATATCAACCATTATAATCTGAACCTTTCTCAGTAGCAATCCAATATTCAATCATCTCACCTTTAAAGTGCGAAATACCTTTAGATGATACTGTAACCTGATAGTCGTCAGAAATCAACTTCATATTTTCAGGACGAAACACAAACTGAAAAACTGCATCTGTCGTGCCAACTTCACGGCTGTATTCATTTGATGATGGGTTTTGGATATCAGTTGCTGTGACAGTAATCACACCATCAGAACCACGAATAACGATATTGGGAAGTTGTAGTTGATTGGCTGCATTACGAACCTTTGCGAAATCATCAGAGGTCATGGAAAATGAAACTTCTTTAGATGGCAATTCTAAATTTTTCTCCGGAGGAGTAGTTACCATAGAAGGATCTGTATATGTATAGCGAGAACGTGTTGTCCCTTCGCTGACAGTAACAGCAGATTCTCCAAATGTATAGTCTGGATCTTCGAAGATTGAGTCTAGCCCCAAAAACTGATTGAGCTCATAGACAGCAAAGTCTTGAGGAAATGCCTCATTCACCACTGCTTGTGCTAAAATATTTTTTGCTTCAGAAATTGTCCGAAGAGTGTTTCCTTGTTTGATTGCAATCGACTGATTGATTGTTGAAAAGTTTTTAAGAACGTTCAATGTGTTATCACTAATTTTCATGTTGTATCTCCATCCTGTAAATCATGAGTATATAATGCAAGTATACCATAATGTATAATCTTTATCAAGTCTTTTCTTGCGTCTTCAGATGTACCTTTTTTACCATACCGATTAGAATACTTGTCAATATTTCCCATACAAAAGCCAGTACCATGCCCTCTGGAAATAATTACTTCTGTCGACTGAAATTTGTTTTCTGAATAGTGTCCTCTATATGTAGAGTCAATATAATCAGAAATCTCATCCAGAAGCTCATCTTCTTTAAATTTATATTCAATTGTCATTATTCACCCCCAAACATGGAAGTAGAATCGTTTGTTTACAATATCTTGGAAACTCATCATATGTCATCGCAATTATAATTGGTAACCCTAAAATAATAAATGCGACAATGCCAGATGCCCATAGAGCACCTTTAATATCACCTCTTGTTTTCATCTCACACCGTTATATCAATTGTTGAAGTTCTTCCTGCTATCTTTAAAGCATACTCTTCCCTCAAATATGCTTTCTCTGCATAATTTCTTCGATCAAGAATTTCATGCCATTGTTGTAGCAGGTCCATATTAACTGAAGCTCTTGTAGAAGGTTCTACAACCCTCAACTTTGGTTTTTCTCTTGGGGGTTGTATGTTCTCAGAATTTGGGTACACATTAGGGTGCCCAAACGTCGAAGAAAGCATAGCTTGTTTTATTTCATTTGTCATAAAGATCTCGTTTTGTAATAAGAGCGATACACTTCGGTAATTGTTGCTTGATCTTCAATTTCTTCAATAACAAACTCATCCCGAGACTGATCGCCAATGCGAGTCGCATCTTCATTAGTTGATGCCAGTCCCAGAATTTCACCCTCTTTATTTCTAACCACCAACATCATTTTTTCATTTTTGCAATAGCATCAACATCTGCTGTAGCTGATGCCCCTAGTGTTGCAATATCAGCCAGTGATCCACCGAACACAAACGAGCCGCAATGAAGCAGCTGCATCCAAGGACAGAACCAAACTTTCACATCAGTTTTACGCATCCATTGACAGAACATGTAATCTTCAGACAAATATCGTTTTGTTTCTGGATCGATCAAGGCTTGGAAATACATCATAATTTCTCTTGTGCCATCGAAGTTTTTAGTTCTCACATGATCCGGCAAATATGAATAGTCTGGATATGCCTTGTCGAACTTCTCAAATGCTGATCTTGTGATCATCATAAATCCTGTACCACCCTCTAATACTGGGACAGGCTCAGAAATTTTAATTTGAGTTTGACCAGCTTCAGGATTGAATACATAGTCACCTACATATTTTTCCAAATTAGATGGGCTTTCATCAGCAAAACCTTTATCTACAGCAAGCTTGATCTTCTCCCATGCAATAGTTTTCTTGGGATATGGACCACACATAATTTCATACTCACCCTTTTCTGGATCCATAAGAGCAGCCATTGTCAAAACGTCTTGTGGATTAAATCCGATATCACTATCGATAAACATAAGATGCGTGCAGTCTGATCTCAAAAATTCATCAACGCAATAGTTACGGGCACGTGTAATTAGAGACTCATTAAATAGATAAAAGAATTTACATTCCACATTATATGATTGACAAAGCTTGGCGAGATCAGCGCATGCTTTAGTGTACATACCATGACATTGACCCCCATACATGGGGGTTGCCACAAACAGTTTTCGTTTTTGCAACTCAGACGTTGCGATTTCAATATTCATTAAATGCCACCTTCAATTAATTTAATTACAATTCAATACGAATGAAGTGGAGCTAACTCCACTTCTCTATATAGTCACCCTAAAACGGTAAATCTTCCTCAACTTCAACTTTTTCTGCAGAAACTTCTGCATCAAGCTTAGTGTATAGATCACGGAAAGAAGCTTTGGTGTCTTCATCGAACCGATTAATACACAAGTCGATAGCTTGCATCTTATCTTCAAAGATACTGTATGCCTTAGCAACATGCACCAAGCGCCGAGTAGAGATAATCTCATCGACACCACCATCAACGAAAGTTTTCCGGACGATGTCAGCCCAATCAACCAACTTTGATACGAAGCCATCATCAGAGATATCTAGATCCTGAAACACACGACCAAGAATCTTTTTTTCAACAGTAGGAGCAGGATATTCTTGCTCACAAGTAATAGGGAACCGCTCGAGAAAAGCTTCGTTTAAGATGTTAGTTCCGATAAACCGACCATCTTCAGAACC